AGGCAACCTTAAAATCATCTACCAGGCTGTCTGTTTGTTTCTTGACCCATCCGGTTATTCCGTCCCAGCCGCTTTTTAAGCCGTTCAAAAGTCCGTTGATTAAATCTTCGCCGGCTTGCTTCAATGCATCTTTATTCTCATTAAACCATTCAACAACCGGCGCTATGATGTTATCTGCAAGCCAGGTAGAAATGTCGTCAAGTGCCTGTAAAACACCGTCTTTTAGTCCTTTTATAATATCTATGCCAATTTTTAAAAGCGTCGGTAATAGTCTTATAACGATTGTTGCAAGTCCTAAAAATGCCTTTACAATAACGTTAACTAATTCCCTGCAGACCTTCTCCCAGTCAAGCTGTGTTAAAAAGTCTTTTATATTCGTTGCTAGGGCTTCCCAGTCAAATTCTTCAATCGTTGTTCTAAGGAATGTCAAAACCCCTAGCGCGCTTTCGTTTACTAATTTCCCTAGCTCCTGCCAGTCAATCGTAGAAAATAAATTGTTGACGCTTGTTGCTAAAGCTTTGCCCGCTTCCTTAAAGTCAAAATTATGAACCGCCGTATAACAAAAATCTAGAACTTTGTTGATGCCTTCGCCTAAAAACTGTCCAAATGATGCCCAGTCGGTATTCTTAATAAAACCGTTTAAGCCGTTAACAATATTTAAAGCCCAGGTTTTCGTGTCTATTGTCTGCATCCTTGCGCGTGCTAAAGCTATCGCACTGTTAAAACCATTTGCAAGGGTAGCGCCAACGCCTGCCCAGTCACCCTGCTGGATGTTGCTCTTTAAGGTCTCAAAGTATTTCTTGAGATTATTTGGCAGGATGTTTGAAATATCAACTTTTTTGAACTGCGCCGGATCTATGTCTTCATTCGTAGCGCCTGAACCTGACTTGCTGTTTTCCGCGCTTAATTTATTAAGCTTGTCAAAACCCATAACCGAACGATTGAGCTTTTCCTGTGCGTCTGCTGCCTTTTCAATGCTTGAACTGTATTTTTTAGTGCTCTTTGTTGCTGTGGTTACTGTCGTTTCACCCTTAAGCATTGCAAAAAAGCTATTAAGGTAAACAACCGCCTTATTTAACAAGCTGACTAATTCTGTTATAATCGGCTCCATGGCTATTATTAAGTTACTAAGGGTAACAGATAAATTACCGCCTAGCTGCTTGATAGAATTTTTGATGTTTGAGATTGACGCGTCAAAAGCTGCATCAAAAAGAACTAAGCTTTTAATAGCGTTTGTAACATCTGTAAAAAGCATAGAAATAAAGGTGCGCTTTATTCTGCTTACAAACATTCGTTTAAGGCTTCCTAACTGTCTAACTAGGCTATTCGTAGAAATGGCAGACTTTTTAGCTGTACTATTAAAACGTCCTAAATCTTTAACCATTTTAACAATGCCGGAGCCTATCGCCTTAACGCCCTTCACTGCAAAGTCTTTTAAACTGTTAAAAGCCTTCTTGATGCCGCCGCCTAATAAGTCAAAGGCTGTTTTTAATTTGCTGCTGTTATAAGCCAGGTTCCCTATGTTCTTGGCGGTTTCGGTGCTCATTAGATCAATTTCGCCCAAAACAACTAGATTTTCTTTTTCACTTTCAGTTGCTTCGCGCTGCGCTGCTGCATTTTGCTGCGCTGCTTGTGTTTGGGTTGTCTGCGCCTGTGCTGTCTGATTTGCCGCGTTTGCCTGCTCCTGCGCCGCCTGGGTCTGTTTTCTTGTTTCCGTCTGCGCTCTTGCCTGGGCTTCCGCCGTCTGGTTTGTTGCATTTGTTAATGCCTGCTGCGCTGTTGTTGCTTCCTGCGCCGTCGTCGTCATTTTACTAACAATAACAGTGCTATTTTCCGCTATCTGCTTTAAATAATTATTTGCTAAATTAAGGGACTGGCCCATTGAAAGACCGATTGCCTGCATTGCTTTTTCGAGGTTTTCGATAGCATTTATTAAGCTAGCAGAGCCCTTTTCAAAGCCTTTATTATCCAGGCTGGTGTCAATTATGATCTTTCCGTCTGACATTAATTGCCCCCTTTCTTTTCTTTTTCTTTCTGTTCTTTCAATATGTCGTTAAAAATTGCGACGAGCTGCTCTTCGGGGCTTTTATTATTTTTGAAGTCAAGCATACAAATTTCTTTATTAGCGTTCCAAAACTCTTTTTCATAACTTTCTAGCGTTTTACCTCTTGCCCTTTTCTGTCTTAGCGTTAAAATATAACCCCAAGTGTCCTCTTTCTCTATATTCTGAAAATATCCGACGAAAGTCCACCAGTGCATATACTGCGCGCTTCTCACTTCAAAGCCTGCGACCTTATTTACTGCAGCAAAGATTAGTTGTTCGTCTTTCTCCCAGTTAACAACCCTAGGAGACGGACGATCTGAACCCGCACCGCACTCAATAAATTCAATAGCTTTTTTATAAGCTTCTTCTATGTCCTTTATGTCTATCTTTTCAAAGCCTTCATAAAGGTTGTAAAGGCAAACAAACATTTTTTCTTTTTCCTTCAGATCCGGATCATTAAAGGCTTGAATTATTGTTAAAATGTTTCTATAATCTGTTATGATTTTAAAGTCTTTCCCGCTTATGTTAATGCTTTCCGGTAAATTGCCCAGCATCTTCTTAGTTCCTTAAATATTTCTTCATGCGTTCATTTGATGCTTCAACTTCTTCAGCTACTGCTTCGTTTATTATATCCCCTATCGCCTGCATTACGTTTTCACAGAAAAAGTGCCCTTTTACGCTCGAAAAAGGCGCCCTAGTTTTAAAGATGTTCTTAAGATCCTTGCTGTCTGTTACTTTTTCAAGTCCTTCAATTAGTCTTTTTTCTGCTTCTCTAAGCTTTTCTAGTCCTTCATCCTCTGCGGCTTCTCCTGCGGCTGTTATTTCAATTTCTTTAAGTGGTGCTACTATTTCATCAAAGCCGTTTTTAAAATCGTCGTAACGGTCAAGCAGGCTTGTGTCTGCAGGTCTTAAATGTATAACCGCGATTGTTTCACCGTAGTTATTTTCTATTGTATATTCTCTTGTTCCGTCGTCAATTCTTATATTAGTCATATCTTTTTTACCTCTCCGCGCATTATAAAAAAATAGCGGTCAACCTCATTAAAAAATAAAGTTGACCGCGCCCTTTTGTTCCCCTAAAGAGTGTTAATTATTTTGTTTAAACTGCTGTTAATACTGCAGTTCTTGTTGAAATTGTGTAAACGATCGTGTATTCTGTGATAGCTCCAACCGGATTTACGTTAATAGGAATGTTGTAACCTGATGTGTCACCGCCGATACTCTGCGGAATAATATAGCAGTCTCTTACGTAAGCGGAGCCGCTCATTGTTCCATCCTGCTCGTTTACTGCACTAAAATGTGCCTCGCAAAGCTTGCCTTTTAAGTCTGTATCTCCGTACTTTTCAAGGATTGCATTTTCTCTGACCTTTGCACCTACTGCGCTTTCTTCCGTTAGATAATAGGTATCAACCGCGATTTCTGGCTCGTAGCCCTTAATCTTAAACGTTGCCTCACCTAAAACGTTCTTGTTGTTCTCGGTGTCTGGGTTAAGCTCTTTTGACAGGTCGTCTGTGTCTTTTCCTAATGGTTCCCAGCTGCCTGCTTCGCCTGTAAGACTAAGAAACTGCATAAATCTTTTTCTTTCCAGTCTTGTATCTGCCATTTTTAAACCCTCCTGTATGTTATTTGAAGTTGTATTTGGTATTTTGCCGCATCTGCGCCGACAACTGCCACGAACGGTGTTAAAGTCGGCACAACGGCTGTTATTTTGCCGTCTATCATTTCCGGCAGGTTTCTGTTGTTGTTTTGCTCTATAATCCAGTTTATTATGTTTTTAAATAAGTCTAGATTAGCTGCATTTGTTTCTGTGTCCTGGCCATAAGGGAGGCGCGCCGCGAAGATATAATTGACTTGCTGACGGAGCTGTGGCACCATTTCGCCTAGAACGTTTTCTTTGTATGCAATACTTGAGGGACTGCTTATCAAGCTATATTCTACCGCGTTTTCGCCTAAATAATCAACTCTTAATCTGTTGTTTGCATCTATTGCGCTGCAACCTCTTAACCAGGTTTTAATGTAGTTTTCATTAGTGTTTGACATGCGCTTTAGCCTCTTTTATTATATCTTTTTCGTGGTCTGCCCACATACGCTGCGCCCAAAACGGACCCGCTAAGGTGTGCACTTCCTGATTGTAACTAAGCTGTTTTCCGGTCGGATGCTTGGGCTTTCCCTTAGGGCTAAAATACCTCGTTGGGATGCCGTTATTTCTTTCAAACACCGGGATATTTGGACCGTAAACTTCGCCGTAATACAGATAATGTGCATAAGGTGTATTATAAATCACTTCGCCGGATCCGTAAACCGTGCTTATTTTTGCGCTGCTAGTTAACAAACCTTCATCAAACGGCACATATTCTTCGCAAAAATTAACGACCGCGTGGTCTATTGCTGTTTGAACGGTGCCGCCTTTTTCAAGTCCGAACCTCTTTAAAAGGTCGAACGTGTCTTTTGAAAATTCGACCCTTACTCTCATTGGTTTATTCATGCGCCCACCACCTTTATGTGCTTTCCCTTGCTTCCGCCTCGGTTATCTATTACAGAGGAAATTGTTACTTTTTCCGTGACTTCTGCTGGGGTTTGTGCTGTCGTCTCACCTTTTACTATTATGTCGCCAGGTTTTAATGTGTACTGCGTCGCCGGATCTGTAAAATATTCCGGCTTAACAAAATCTTTTTCACAAACGGCCGTCTCTGGTATTCTGATTATATAAACATTTGCCGCCTTAATTCCTGGGCTGTCAAAGTTTATTTTTACTTCTTTACGCCAGGAAACTCCTTTTATAACCGTTTTTGTGTATGTGTCTTGGTCTGTATCTGCGTCAAATGTGGAATTAAAAACAGTGATCTCTTTATCTGCTAAAAACATTTATATGTCACCTCGCTTCCGCGATATAACAAAGGGATGTCGTTATCATCCTTAACCGTTCCTAAAAAATCAAAAATGATGCGGTCTTGTTCTTGTTTCGTCTTTTCTACGCTGTACACGTTTCCGTAATGTTCCGTGTAGCCGTCATTACTAAAAGAAGTTACAACAGGGTTTTCCACCTGGGCGGTTGACCCTGCTGCAGCTTCTAAATTTATGATTTCTACGATTGCATATTTAACAGGGTCAGGAACTGTCGCCATAGCTTTAATACGATTATTCGTAAAAAAGTCAATGCGGCTTTCTGCCTTAGCTTCTAAAAGCGTAAACTTTCCCGCGTTTACTGCGTTAATGTTTCCACCTAGCATTTCAAATTCTTCAAAGTTTAAATACATCTTTTAGACCCTGCCTTTCTGAAAAATTAACCTTCCGTTGTGTCGCCTTCGGTGTCGCTCTCAGTGTCATCTTCTGTGCTATTTGATGCATTTGATGCAGCAGTGATATTGAATGCTACGCCGTCGAGCTTGTGATCAAGTAAGAATACATCCTCATAGTCTTCTTCGAAATATACCCACTTACCCTGTGTCATTGCTGCTGGTGGGTCAAGTGTAACCATACTGTACTTAACAGGCGTAATGATTGCAGCCGGGTGGATTAAGAACATGTTAACCTGTCCGGCTCCTGTTGCTGGTGCATAGCCTGTTGTAAATGTATAAGCTGTCTTCATAAGGCTTGAAGGAACTTTTACGAGCTGCACTTCATCAATGCTTCTAATACCTCTTGTGAGATCTCTCTTGCTGTTCTTAACATCTAAAGTGCGCTGTATTGCTGACGCGGTCTTTAGAAGCTTATTTGTTGCCGGTGTAACGTAAAGAATACGACCGACCTCAGGCACCTTCGCGTCGTCCATTGCCTGCATTAAATTGTCAAAAACATCTAAAACATTGTTAACTGTGAGCGCTGTTGTGTCGGCTGTCTTTCCACCTGTTGTCCAGTCAGAATAAGCCTTAGAAATAAGACGTGCATCCATTTCAGGGAGCTTCTGCTCTGTATTAAAAACGCTTGTAATGTTTGAAATGGTTGCAGACATTGCTGTTTCGTCGATATCCATTGGATGAACTAATGTTGACCAGGTTCTATGGAATGAAAGTGTCTTGTTTTCCCAAGAGTTATCAAAATTTCTTCTTGCGAGTGTGATCTGGTCGCGGTCTGCATTGACACGTCCTGTTGTTGTAAGATGTGGGATTGCGATTGTCTTAGCATCTACCCACTTGTATGTCTTGTTGTTCTCTGCTGCTCTAAGTGCACCGAAATAAGTACCGCTTGTAAAAGCCTGGTCGAGTGCTGCCTGATAGCTTGTTGCATAATTTAAAGATGCCATTTTTTTAATCTCCTTTTCTTTATTTTTTGTAAAGCGGATTTAATACTGGTACGTTAAAATTAAATCCGTTAACATCTGCAGGAGGCTGTTGTGTGCCGCCTGGCTGTGAAAATTTCGGCTTGCTCTGTTCTTCCACAAATGCCGCAGGGTCTCCTGCTTTGTACTCCTTTAAGAAGTCATCAAAACCCTTTAGATCGTCGTCCTTAAAGTCCTTCGTTAAAGCCTCATTAATAAAAGCTTTCTTTGCTGAATTACTAGAAAATTTTAAGCCGTTGACCCTCTCTTTGACTTTAAACTCGTAGCTCTGGCGAGCTATCTTTTCCGTTAATGCCTGGGTGTCTGTCGTATATTTTGCTTTTAAATCTTCTAAATTCTTACTGACTTCAAGGAGCTTTCCTTCATCCGTCTTAGCATTTGTTAATTGATCCTGAACAGCTTTTATATCTGTGTCGCGCTGTTTGATTTGCTTTGTTAA